GATTTATCGCTGGTTTAATTTTAGGTATAAAAGAGTATGATATACAAATTGTACCTAACGAAGACGTTGCAACTTTAAAAGCAGCCGTTAAAAAATATAAAAAAATACATAAAAACGGAGTACCCTTAGCTATATGAGTTTTGAACAAAATAAATATCAAGTTATTAGGAATGCTATATCTTATGAGTTAGCTAACTTTTGTTTTAATTATTTTTTACTTAAACGAGATGCTGTAAAATTTATGTATGATAACAATTACATAGCAAAAAATTCTATGCACGGCACTTGGAAGGATGAACAGGTTCCAGGAATTTATTCTATTTATGCTGATTATGTTATGGAAACTTTATTAGTTAAAACATTACCTGTTATGAAAGAAAAAACAGGTTTAGATTTATTACCTACTTATTCATATGCTAGAATTTATGAAAAAGGGTCAATCTTAAACAGACATAAAGATAGACCTAGTTGTGAGATATCAACAACCGTTAATCTAGGTGGTGATATATGGCCTATATTTATTGATCCAACAGGAGAAAATAATGTTATTAATGAATATCAAGGTGTAATGAAACCTGATGCACCCAAAGGAATAAGAGTTGATTTAAATCCGGGAGATATGCTTATATATTCTGGTTGCGAATTAGAGCATTGGAGAGAACCTTTCCAAGGAGAGTTATGCGGACAAGTATTCCTACACTACAATCATGCAAATGGACGCTTTGCAAAGTCCAATTTATATGATAAAAGACCTATGTTGGGTATACCCAAAACTCGTTGATTCACAACGCACTTTAATATAATCTAAAGGACATATGTTACAAAAAATAGGATTTCAGCCTGGGTTTAATAAACAAGTTACTTCAACTGGTGGTGAAGGACAATGGAAAGCTGGAGACAATGTTAGATTTAGATATGGTACACCTGAAAAAATAGGTGGTTGGGCACAATTAGGTTCTGTTGATATTACAGGTCGTAACACAGCTATTCATCATTTTATAAATACATCAGGTATTAAGTATGCAGCCTTAGGAACTAATAGAATTTTATATGCATACTCTGGTGGTATTTTTTATGACATCCATCCTTTAAAAGCTACAACAACTTTAACTAATGCTTTCTCTACAACTAATGGATCAGCTGTTGTAACTATTACTTTTGCATCTGATCATGGTATTGGTGCAGGTGATATTTTATTATTAGATAACTTTACAGCTATCACAGGTTCTAATTTTGTATCTACTAATTTTGATGACAATAAATTTCAAGTTACATCTATACCTACATCAACAACTTTAACAGTAACCATGGCCTCTAATGAAGGTGGTTCTGGAGCAACTACCTCTGGTGGTATTAGAGTAAAACATTATTACCCTGTAGGACCAGCTCAAGAAGTTGCCTCAACAGGTTGGGCTTTAGGACAATGGGGTGGAACACAATCAGGACAATTTACTTCTACTTTAGCTGCAAATATTAATACATCGGTTACAAGTTTAACAATGGCTAGTGCTACATCTTTTCCATCAACAGGAACAGTTATTATAGCCTCAGAATTAATTACATACACAGGAAAAAGTGGTAACACATTATCAGGTTTAACTAGAGGAGCATCAGGCACAACTGCTGCATCTCATTCATCAGGAGCTACAGTTACAGATGCTTCTAAGTTTGCAGGTTGGAACTCAGCTCCATCAGGAGACGTTGTAACTGATCCTGGTTTATGGGCATTAGATAATTTTGGTAATACATTAATTGCATCTATCTTTAATGGAGAAAGTTTTTCTTGGAGTGCTAATGCAACAAACGCTACAAACACAAGAGCAGTAATTATATCAGGAGCACCAACTGCTTCTAGAAATATGTTAGTATCTGCACCCGATCGTCACTTAATATTTTTTGGAACAGAAACAACTATTGGAACTAAATCTTCACAAGACGAAATGTTTATAAGGTTTTCATCTCAAGAAGATATTAATACTTACACACCTACAGCAATTAACACAGCAGGTACACAAAGACTATCAGACGGATCAAGAATAGTAGGAGCTCTTAGAGGTCGTGATGCTACATACATTTGGACTGATACTGCTTTATTTATTATGAGATTTGTTGGACCACCATTTACTTTTTCTTTTCAACAAGTAGGTACAAACTGTGGATTAATAGGTAAGAATGCTTGTGTTGAAGTTGATGGTTCTGCTTATTGGATGTCAGATAATGGTTTCTTTAGATACACAGGTAAACTAGAATCATTACCATGTTTAGTAGAAGATTTTGTTTATGATGATATTAATGTAATACCTAAAGAACACATCAATGCAGGGCTAAACAACTTGTTTGGTGAGGTTATGTGGTTCTACCCTAACTCAGGCTCAGGAATTGTTAATAGAGTTGTAACTTATAATTATTTAGATTCAACATCTGAAAGACCTGTATGGACTACAGGTACATTAGCTAGAACGGCGTGGCAAGATTCTGCTGTATTTGGTAAACCTCATGCATCAGAATATAATTCTAGTGGTACAACACCTTCAACAAGCAAAGACCATGTCATTGGATGTACTGATGGTACATCAACATACTATGAACATGAGACAGGATTAAACCAAGTTAAAGAAGGATCAACTACTGCCATTGCAGCCAACATAGAATCAGGAGATTTTGATATTGGACAATCAGGTGGTTTAATAGGAACAGGTAATGATGGTGAGTACATGATGAAAATTAGAAGAATAATACCAGACTTTTTATCACAAACAGGTGATGCAAGAATTACATTAAACTTAAGAGACTTTCCAAATGATGTTTCTGCAAGTTCTTCGTTAGGACCTTTTACAATAACAAGTGGTACACAGAAAATTGATACACGTGCAAGAGCTAGATCAATATCGTTAAAAGTAGATAATACTAGTACAAGTCAGTTTTGGAGACTTGGTACATTTAGATTAGATATACAACCAGATGGTAGAAGATAATGGCTAGAATAGTACAATCATTAACACAACAAGGTAAAGAGTATGATCAACAATTACAATTGTCTTTTCTTAGAGATATAGATGGTATTGTACAAAAACTTAACACAACGTTTCAACAAGATGTAAAAGATGAAGTAGAAGCGTTTAACTTCTTTTTAGCATAATGGCAAATTCTTTTGTAAATAAAAAAGTAGATTTAACATCGACAAGTGCTACAACATTGTATACAGTTCCGTCTGCTACAACTGGTGTAATAAAGTCTATACTAGTATCAGAAGATTCAGGTAATGCTGACACAATAACAGTCACTATTACTAACACAGCTTCTGCTATATTTAGTTTATTTAAGACTAAAACTATAGCAGCTAATGGAACTACAGAACTATTAACAGCGCCTTTAGTATTAGAGGAAAGTGAAGTGTTAAAAGTTACAGCAGCAACGGCAAATAGACTACATGTGGTGCTTTCTGCTTTACAAATTAAACCTAGAGATACTATAACATAGTCTTGATTTACTAGGAAAAACCTAGTAGATTAGTAAACTCAGGTGAAATCCCTGCCTTAAAAATTTAATTAAAATATATATATGATAACAAGATCTCAAATCAGAAGACAATTACGTAGCCAAGGTGGCATCATGAATGTTGTAGGCAGACAGAAATACGGACTAGGTAGTTTTGTAAGAAAAGCTTTTGGTAAAGCTAAAGACGTAGTTTCTAATGTAGTAAAAAGTCCAATAGGTAAAGCTGCAATAATAGGTTTAGGTGGAGCAGGACTTATGGGTATGGGACCTTTAGCAGGTCTTAGTGGTATAGGTGCTAAGATAGGTGGACTTGGTAAAGCAGGAGGCTTAAGTTCTTTTTTTGGTAAAGGAAGTTTTAATCCTTTAAAGATGGCTATGAATCCAGGTGGAGGTGGAGGACTTGGTCTTAGTAGTTTTGGTAGTTTATTAGGTAAAGTTGGTTTAGCAACAGATGCAGGTGGTTTATCTACTATAGGTAAAGTAATAGGAGCAGGTGGATTACTTGGATACTTCACATCAAAAGGTATAGCACCTGAAGAAGCAGAACAATTATCACAAGATGTTTATAGAGGTAAAGGCGCTGGACTAGATATGATTAAAGCAGATATTCAAAAATACAAATCAGGCGAGTCTAGTGAATCTGAATTATTTGCTAAAGGATATAACTTCTTACCACAGAAAAAATTTATTAGACAAGGTAGTGCTGATGGTGGAAGAATAGGATTACAAAGCGGGGGTGTTAGTATGTCTAATACTCGTGCACAAAACATTGCAGCAAACCAAGCGCAAAACCAAGTAAACCAAGCAAATTTAAATAAAGGTAGAGCTAGGTTACCAGGAAATAAAACTTTTAACGTTTTTATGACACCACAAGGAACAGTAGCAAAAGATCAAGGTATAGCACAACTTGCTAGAGACACAGGTAAAGCTCCTCAAATACAAAATTATGCAATCAATAGTGGAACAGATATATCAAGAATGATTGGACCAGGAACAGGTATAGGAGTGGGGAATCAATCTTATGGCGGAGGACAAACATATTCAAATCTTGGTTTTGCAGCTTTGCAACCTGCTACAAC